TTGGGATTGATCCCCCGACCGAAAAGGGCACTCCCCCCCTGCCGCAGTTTCTTTCAGGGAGTTTGCGGAGATGCTTAAATGCACTACTATCAGTTCAACATTGGGGACTATGCTTCCCACACCCGCCATCTTGATTTAGACGAGGATTTGGCTTACCGCCGTTTGCTTGACTTGTATTACCTTCACGAACGCCCGTTGAACGCTGATTCATCGGTCGTTGCCAAGCAAATTGGTATGCGTGAAAAGGTTTTGATTGTTCAAGATGTTCTTACGGAGTTCTTTTTCCTGACTGGAGAAGGCTGGACAAATGAACGCGCAGACAAAGAAATCGCGCATTTCCACTCAAAAATTGAACAAGCGTCACGCGCTGGTAAAGCGTCTGCTGAACGAAGGTCTATCGGTCGTTCAACGGGCGTTGCAACGGGCGTTCAACCAAACAATAAACAAGAACCAATAACCATTAAACAAGAAACAAAGAAAGAGACAGCTATCGCTGTTTGTCCTTCAAATGTTGAAGAACAGGTTTGGTCAGACTTCCTTGCCCTCCGCAAAGCCAAGAAAGCCCCAATGACCGTTACCGCCTTGGCTGGTATCAAGCGCGAAGCTGACAAAGCCAGTTGGTCGCTTAACAGGGCAATTGATGAATGTGTCTCAAGAGGCTGGACAGGCTTCAAAGCCGAATGGGTACAGGCCAAGCAGTCTTTTGCCCAACAAGCAGCAGATGTTGCCCGGTCAACAGTCCCTGCCCAACACAAAGGCCCAGACCCCGTGCTGGTCAAAATTGAGGCAGACCGATTGAGGGCAGTTCCTCCATCGCTGGAAACTCTGGCAAAAATGGCTGAATTGAAAAGGAAGGTTGTATGACTCGCACCTACGCACTCAAACGTCTGCTTGAACACGGCGAACTGTCCAGCAAAGAGATTGAAGAAATTACTTGTTGGACTACCCGGCAAGTCTGGGCAACTATTCAGCGTCTGCAACAGACCGAGATTGTTCGCAAGTACCCCAAGATGAAGTGGGGATTGATTGACTTGAAACCTTACCCCTATGACACGCAGAGCAGTCAGTAATCAAAGCGACAGGTACATCATTGAACTTGGCGAGGCAAGGGTGCTTTACCGCACATACGAGTCAACAGGCCAAAAGGTGCTGACACCTGTTCGCATTGAATGGTTGGAGCGCAAGTACGGTACAGGCTCAGTTGCCCGTATCCGTGATTACATGAAGAAACTACAAACAGGAGAATTGGAATGACAGCATATTATTTTCGAGTAGTGGATGATAGCAAACCAAACGGCTGGATTGGTTTCGCAATGGCAGAAACAATTCAACATTTGTTTTGGACAATTGACGAATTTGTTGACCCTTACAGCGTGGAAATCAAAACAGCAAAAGTTGCTGGATATTGCTACCACGCCGAAGTTGTTGATGGTTGGACACTCAATCGCTCAGACTATGAAACTTCAGAATCAGAACCATTTTTGCATGAAGACGCATGGAGTAAGCCTGTCTGGGTGACTGACGAATCTTTTGATGTAAACCTATGAGACACGCCGCTAGAGTTGATAAAAATCAATCGGAAATCGTCAGTGCGCTAAGAGCCGCTGGAGCGTATGTGTGGATTATTGGTCTGCCTGTTGACCTTTTGGTAGGCCACAACAACCACACTTACTTGGTTGAGATCAAAGATGGCTCCAAAAAGCGTTTAACGAAGCTACAGCAAGACTTTTTTGAGAATTGGACGGGTGGTACGCTGTGCCGCATAAATGACGCTGAAGGCGCTTTACGCATGATTGGAGTAAAGCATGACACCTGACATGAAAAGCCGGGAACAGGAGCGTCTTTACCACGCCATCATCAACAAGATTGCCAAACAGTCTCAACTTCACGGTAGTCGCTGGTCAACAGAGTCGTGGAAGCGATACCTGATTGACCAGTGGGCGCATGAGAACGGCGAATCATCATCTGTCAGCAAGGTGATGCCAAGCATTGATGGGTTACGAGTAGTCCAATTGGGATTGCAAAGCAGACGCTTTACCAAAGAGCAAGCCGTAAGTTTCACTGAGTGGCTGATCTATTGGTGTACACAAAATGGTGTTGACATTGACGAAATCCGAGAAAAAGCATAAGGAAGCGGTGGCAAGCCTTGGCTGTGCGCTGTGTCATCACTTGCATGGCGACCATGACCCCGGCCCCGTGGAACTTCACCACCTCCGCGCTGGTGGTTGGGGTAAGGGCGATTACATGACGCTGATACCGCTATGCGTTGAGCATCACCGTGGCAATAAGGGTTTTCACGGGCTTGGCAGCAAAGGTTTTGTTGACTACTATGACATCACTCAGCAAGAACTGCTTGAGTGGACACTAAACAAAATAGGAGCATCACATGATTGAACAAGAATTTATTGAAAATTTGCCAGCATTTCCGCATGAGCATAGGGTTGGCATGACAATGCGCGATTATTTTGCTGCAAAAGTAATGCAAGGTTTATTAACTAGGCCAAGAAGTTTTGATATTGAAGAATATTCTGCGCTTGCATATAGAACAGCAGATGCCATGCTAAAAGCGAGGGAGGCATGAACTACGCAGCAATTGCCGCAGCGATGCAAGCAGAGATTGACAACCCGCGAACGCTGTATATGCCAAACAGTCCCGGCGCTTTTGTCCGTGACAGGTTGTTCAAGGATATGTATTGGGAAGAAGCCACATGGTTTTGGTCGCACTATTGCAGCCGATTCTTTGGTGACCCCGGTTTGGATAATTTGTGTGTCCAGCTTCAAGCATTAAACGCAAAAGAATCTATGCCTGATTGGGGGACACATGGCACATAACTGGCCCTTCCCTCCCGCTAATGGCCCAACACCTTGGACAGCAGCGCAAAAACGAGCATACGAGCAACAGCAACGCAATAAACAAGGAGAAGCACCTTGGTAAACAAAGAAGCAATGAAGCTGGCGCTGGAGTGGGCCAACAAACACGGCGAAATTGTATTTGCTGGCGGTGGCATGGCGGCAGTTGAGGGCATGAACAATTGGATGTTAGCCCTGCGAGAAGCACTGGCAGAGCAGCAACTATCCGAGCCATGCCGATGTGGAAAACAAACAAACGCATGGTGCATGGCAAACACTTGTAGCAAAGCACAGCAAGCCCTCGAAAAGAAGGCAGAGAACGCCCGTGAGTTGGGGCTGGACTATGAGCCAGTTTGGGGTGGTGGCTTTACAAACAAAGACTACGAAGATGCCATGCGCCAAAGGCGACTGCACCAACTCACATCCCCACCAGCACAGCGCACATGGGTTGGGCTGACGGATGAGGACTATCGGGAATTGCATCTTGAGATGGGGCCAACGTATTTTTACCAAGACTATGGCCGAGCCATCGAAGCCAAACTCAAGGAGCGCAATCAATGACCGCCATCATCAACTGGCTACGCTGGCTTGGCCCTGTCAAACCAGCAGTCACTGACGAACACTGCCCTTCATGTTGGGGTTTGGGTTATGACTCAAGCGGATATACCTGCTCATGTTTGAGGAAAAATAAATGACACCTCTTATCAAAGAAATGGTCAAGATGGTTTCTGTTGCCAATCTTGACCCAACTCAAATGCAATGGTTTGATGTGACTGGGGCTATCAAAGAATACATTGGCTATGACCAGCGCAAGTATTTGCTTCATCCAGCCCCATACAAAAACATGATGCTGTGTGGCCGCACAGAGCAGGGCGATTTCATGCTTTCTGTGTTGGCAGAGACAGCGGCGACTGTGGTAACGGGCTGGATTATGAAGCCGACAGGATATAAAAGCCTTGGTTCTTTCCTGTTTGCCGAACACAATGGAGAGCCCAAAGTTGGCGAAGTTGATGGGCCAATAGACCTTCAAGATCAGTCAATGATGTGCGCGATTGTGACAATGTTTTACGCATCTCTAGACATAAAGGTGCAAGCATATGTGCCAACACCACACAAAGCCAATGCAAGCCGAGCCAAGCGTGGGTTGAAACCGCTGTACGACTGGCACACAGTGGTAATTGAACCTTCTAGTCAAAAGAACGAACCGCAAGGCGGCACACACGCAACACCAAGAAGGCATCAAGCAAGAGGTCATTGGCGCACCTATAAATCTGGCAAACGTGGCTGGGTCAAAGAATGTTGGCGAGGAGATGCCAGCAAAGGAACAATTTTTAAAGATTATGCAATTAAGGAGCAAGAATGAATCAAGAGCAGCTAAAAGCAGAATTTCACTATGACCCTGTTACCGGGGTGTTTCGCAGACGCTTTGCAAAGCCCTTCTCAAATCGCAGACCTTGGTCTGTTGCTGGATCGGTTGCGACAAAAGGGTATTTGCAAATATCAGTTGGCAACAAACTTTTCATGGCGCATCGCTTGGCATGGATGTATGTTTATGGCGATTGGCCTAAGCAACAAATTGACCACATCAATGGCCGCAAAGATGACAACAGGATTGACAACCTGCGTGATGTGTCTGGAAGCATCAATATGCTTAATCAAACCAAGCCAAGAGGCAAAAAACTTCTTGGCGTTACTTGGCATGAAAGTAGAAAAAAATGGCAGGCTAGATTGAAAATTAACAGAGAGAGCAAATCGCTTGGCATGTTTGAAACACAAGAAGAAGCTCATCAAGCCTATATGACTGCAAAAATAGAGGCTGGAGTAATGCCATGCAAGACTACTGCCATGGCCTTGGCTATGACAGCAGCGGGTGGACTTGCACTTGTTTAAGGGAAAAGAAATGAAAACAGTGGTTGAAATGGCGCGTGAGGCTGGATTGCGTGATTGCACCTGTGATGGGACAAAAGGATGCCTTGAACGCTTTGCCGAGCTTGTCCGTGCTGACGAGCGTGAGGCGTGTGCAAAGGTGTGTGATGAACTGATAGCACCAGATGTTTACAGCGACACAGACGTATCCATGTGGGATGTCACTTGTATTGACTGCGCTGCCGCCATCCGAGCAAGGAGCAACACATGAAATGTAAATGCCATCCAGATTCGCCATTTTTGTGGGCAAGCAATCCCCGCGATAGTATGTTTATGAAAGATCACACCTTCAGAGCAAAGGGTGTTGATGGAAAAAGCGCGGCACAGATTGCTTCAGATTTTGTTGAATCACAGCGGCAAATTGGCAAAAATGTGGGAACAATTAAGAAACTTGGGTCACAAACAAAGGAAAAGGAATTGGCGTTGATTGCTTATAAGCAGTTTGGCATTTACAGTCGAGCCAATCCAAACGTCAAGCCACAACTGAACAAGCATGAGGTTTCCTAAACACGAATACATCCGAAGCCCTGCGCTGTTACGCAATGCGCGGAAAATACCTTGCCAACATTGCGGAGCAGACGATGGAACAGTGGTGGCGGCACACACTAATTGGGGCGGCGGTAAAGGTCGGGGCATTAAGGCAAGCGATAACCTTATAGCCTCGCTTTGCTTTGCTTGTCACTCAGAATTAGACCAAGGCAAGAACATGACCAAAGAGCAACGGCAAGAGATGTGGCACAAAAGCCATATCAAAACGGTGGACAAACTGGTAAAATTGG